TCAGCGCACTGGATGAACTGGAAGACATAGATATAGGTGACCCGGACGCGCTCAAGCGCATATTGAAACGGTTCATCGCACGGGACAGATCCCTGAAAGCTGGCACGTATCTTGCTACACATGTAGAGGACGATGACTTTGACCCGAGCATACCATACGCTATGCTGGAGGAGGCGGTCAACGCATCGGTAGTGCTGGACGCGGACGTGATAGATTTACATACTGCTCAGTCTCCGGCAGACCCCACTCGCACAGGCGTCATAGGGTTTGGCTTTTCGGACGAACTTGACAAACTACTAGACGGAGGTACCGCTAATGGGGAGCTTTCCTTATATGTTGCACCATCAGGCGTCGGCAAAACTTCTTTCCTATGGGGGAGTCTGGCCTACGCCGCCTCAAGGGGCCGCGCTTGCTTGGGAATTACACTGGAGATCAACAGTCGCAAATGTATCCAACGGGTTGACCAATGGCTCACCGGCATGGATAAGTACGAACTGGCAGCCAATCCGTTTGCTGCCCTCAAGAAGCGAGAAGGACTAGCAGGCAAAGTCTGGATCAAGGACTGGACTGCGCGGCAGCCTACAGTCGATGACATCCGTGCGCTGATCCTTCAGATGCGGCAGCGCGGGCAGGCTGTGGACTATGTGATGATAGACTACATGGAGCTTGTGCGCCCAGACCATTTCAACATCAACCAAGTCCGTCACGGGTACTCACAGATAGCCAAGTCCCTGCGCGTCATGAGCAAGGCCCTGGATGTCCCGGTCGTGTCCGCGTGGCAAACCAACAGAGGTGGTGCAGACAAGCATGTGCTGTCTAAGACCGACGTTGGGGAGGACTGGGGAGTTATTAAGATTGCCGATATTGCGCTCGGCCTAAACCAGAACGCCGAGGAGCTGCAGCAGAAGATTATGAGAGTCAATATTCTAAAGCAGCGGGAGTCTACGGCTAGGAGCCTAGTCACCATGCGCTGTGATCTTGATAGGATGGTTATCAAGCGTCCAGATGTAATTACGGACCCAGAAGTGGAGGAAGTGGCATGAGTGAGTGGAAAGAAATCACGAAGATGCTGGGAAAGTGGAAGTTGCTGCACGACAGGATAGCGATCTTCCCGGACAAACCAAAGGACACTTACGGGAATGGCTTGATCGCACGGCCCATCATCGCGCAGAATGCGCCCCTTTCTGGGGTAGTGGTGGCCCTGGGAACGGACAAGGAGAACTTGCCAGATGGGCTGAAGCTTGGGCAACGGGTGTTCTTTAACAAGTACAACATTGTAGAGTTTCAGTTCACGACTGACGATAACACAGATTTTGTGGTGACTGTGCTGCACTCGCGGGATCTGTACTGGTTTGAGGATTCAAAATGAAAGACGTAAAAGGTACGCTCATAATCGGCCTGGACCCAGGCGTTACGCGCTTCGGGGCGGTCGCGATTGATGACCAGAGAGGAGTGCCGGTGGCCTGGGCTACGTTCCATAGTGCTGGTAAGGCTCATAAGAAGCGGGCTACATATCATCGGGTAGTGTCCCTGTCGGAACAGGTGGTGGCGTGGGCCAAGTCGATCACGCAGGGTTATCGGCATGTGGGCATTGTGATTGAGAAGCCTATATATAACAGCAACGCCAAGTCATTCGAGATCCAGTGGCGTTTGTTCCAACAGGTTTTGACATTCCTGCGGCACATGACTGCTCCGGACTGGTTCCTGGAGGTGTCAAACGGGACCGCAAAAAAATGCGCCACCGGAAACGGCAACGCAAGCAAGACAGATATGGTGTGTGCCAGCCATTTCGACGGGCCAGGGTACGATAGGGAGGACCAGGAGGCTCTGGCAGACGCGGAAGCGATAGCCAACTGCTGGTTCGTTGGATCAGAGGACGGGCGACCTATGGGGGCGTACAGTCCACTGTCTAAGGCAGATTCCTGCCACCCTGGCCCAGTTATTCAAGGAGGCGGGGATGCTAAAAATAGTTAAGTGTAAGTATAGGCACGGGCGGGAGTGTAGCTACTTGACCTTAACCATCTCGCGCCCAACGTAGACACCAAGAGCAAACAAGCCCACCTTAAACACAGTAGAATTGCCCAGCTTCTCGATAAAGCTGGGTTTTTCTACGTCATTTCGCTGCATTAATATGCTGATGGTATTGGCCTGAATAGCTGTGTCGCGCTCTAACAGTTCAATTTCTCCAGTAAAAAGTACCAGATCCTGAGCAAGGAGGAGCGCAGCAGCTTCATAGTCACCATTAGTTTTGCCGAGCGCATGGTCAACCAGTGCCTCCGCGTCTTGTGCGTATACGTTCGCGCACATCATCAACGCGCTCAACAATAGGCTTGCTGCGCTTAACCTCAAGCTCTTTCTCAGCCACATCATTTAACAGATCCTCCTCCCGCTCCAGCCCTTCCAGCTTGGCCTTCTTAAAGCCCCACCTGCGGCCTGCAAAGTAAATAGAGATGAGGCCCAAGACTGCTAGGATTGCCCCCCATATCTTCTTCATTCTACATTCACCTGCAGACTTTCAGGGTAGGACATGGTTTGTGTTTGGCTACTGCCGATTGTTACTGGTCCCCATCCAGTTGTGTTATGGTTCCCGCTGGAGTCTATAACAAAGATATAAGCAGTTTGTCCTGCGGTAAATGTTCCAACATTAAAGGTGAAGGTTAAGCTGCCATCAACCCAGGTGCCATAGGGAATTTGGATCTCTCGGTGCGTACAATTCGCAAAGCTTGATTCGTTTCCAATTTCTATACGAGCGCGAGTGATATCAATATAAACTTCATCCCAATAGCCCCAGGCCGTAACGGGGCCATACTGATCGCCCATATATGAAGAAATGAGTACATGAGTAAAGCAGCAGTTAAAGTCAAATGAGGCGTCGGCATGATTTCCGATAAGGGCGTTATTCCTGGAGGTATACCAGAACCCACCTCCAGAAGCATGTTTGCCGTTGAACTCCCATCGCTCCCACCCCTGGCCGTATGGTATACGGTTATCTGTTAGATTAAGGGCCCCGTTGCTGCCATCCATTTCCTGGCCGCTACAGTTTTTTACGTTGCCCCACATATACGGGCCATAGGGTGGATTTGGACCCCAGCCATTTCTAAAGACGGGGCCATTGGCTGTCCACACAGCATCAGCGATATTGATGAACTTCATGCTGTGAACATTATCTACTCCCTGAATCGTCCCCCTGAAATACCCAGAGAAATATATCTCTCCGCCATTGCATCCGTTCGGAAAGTTTATAGCATCTAAAACAGAGTCTCCAACTGGTCCCTGTTTCGACGATAGGTGGCCGGAAACTCTTGGGGAATCACTGGAATATGTTGGCCAGACACCGTCATAATCTATGAAGGTGTAGAATCTTGAATCGTGTATTTCTTGGCCGTTTGTTCCGTTCTCCCAATCTCTATAAAGCCACGGCTCCGCTGGAGTTTTGACCCCAAAATCTGTACCAATCAACTGTACTTGCTCGCCTTGGACATATACTCCGGTAACACTTGTTATGTTGGGTACCCCGTAACACAGCACAGGCAACAACGCGAAAAGTAATATTAGCCTCTTCATTTTTCGTCCACACCGCTCTTAGACTTCTGCACTTTATCAAAGGCAATTCCGCCAAAGTGTACGGCACTGACACCCAGCAAGGCAATTTGTGCGTTGGCCGAAATGCCTCCACCGGAAAACTTGTTTACGATTTCCACAGTAAACACTCCGAGAATAGCTACGAGGTAGGCGACTAGCCTACGGGAGCCGATCATATTAGTCATTTTGTGTCACCTTTTTCTTGTTCTTCCTGAAGCCACTGTTTATAATTCTCTTCCAAAGTGTGCTTGTCTGAATTAATCCTTACTTCCCGCTGTAAGACAGTAAGAATGTCTGTCGTCAGTTCTAGCTGTGTTGAAAGAGCCAAGTCATTAAACTCACGTTTAAACTGCTCATCTTTAAGCTTAAATTCTATACTGGTTTTCCAAGACATGGCTGCAACGATAAACGTCAGGGCTAAAATTATATGGCTTATGCTTATCTCTGAGTTGAACTTTAACTTTGGTGCTGTCATTTGACCTCTCCATGCTCAAGACTATAGTGATTACCGTCATCAAACCTCCCACCCCACGTTCCGCCTATACTCTCCCAGTACTCTCCCAATGGTTTGTGGTCCTCAGTTGTTGTGAGATACTGCCCGTCTTTGAATAGATTAAGATCAATTGCCAATCGCTTCCTGTGCAGGGAGTTTACGTGCCCATAGCCACAGCCTGAAGGGCGATAGGCGTCTCCAAATGTAAGTCGATATCCGAGTTGCTCTGCGTGCAGGATCAGCAGAGCCACCATGTGGACAAGCTTACTCTGTTTCTCCCGGAGGATCATAAAATACCATCCTGTCTGTTATCGCCCCAATAGGAATGGCATGCTCAGAAGCCCAGGTGTCTGCCCGGTAGTCATATCCAGCACCAATTTTAAGGTACGTAGAGGTCTCTTCTACAATGTGGCCACACGAATAGCATTCAACAGGCTGTAACAACCTATTATAATCACTGCCCCATTGATCGTCCTTGTTTATGTCTTCCCACCACACTCCAATAAGAGGGGCGTTGAGCGGTGTTGGCATGATGTTACTCCACATTCACCTGCAGGTTTTCGGGGTAGGACATGGTTGGTTCTTGGCCGGAGCCTACAGTAACACGTACACCTTCATCTGGAGGATTATTGTCAGCATCAATGACAAATATATAGGCATGTTGTCCGGGTGTAAATGTGCCCACATTGACCGTGAAAGTTAACTGCCCGTCTGTCCAGGTATCTCTTGGTATCTGAATTTCTCTGTTATTGCAACTAGTATAACTTATATTATCCCCCATCTCGACCCTGGCCCATGTATCATCTACATATACATCGTCATAATAAAGTTTAACCGTATGTCCAGCCGGGACATTTGAAAGATAAGCACCTATCATAAACCGATTTAGTGTTAGACCGCCAGAACATTCCATGTGAGACCCATTTATCGGATAAGTATCACCAGATTGAAAAAAGTCATTATAATTTATTGTTGTTAAAAGATATGCGTCTGGAGTGTCTAGGGAGCCTTTATCAAACACAAACTGGAAGTCATTCCATTGGTGGTTATTGAATGTAGCAGTATATTGTGTTCGTTCGCCGGAAAACCCGCAATCAAGAACTTCGTATCTAGCCCATCGGTTATTCCCACTTCCAGTATTGCCATCAAACTCAGCTACAAGTTGTACTTCTGGGTCATCACTGTAGTTCCCGGTTGATGGGTACCAATACATCAACTTTACTTTGGATATCTCGCCGGGTGGAGGAGGATAGTTGGTTCCCCAGTCAAACCAAATTTTTCCTTTAACAAAACATTTTTGGTCTGTTATAATCGCGCCGTCTGTGCGCATTGTTTGGAAATCATATCCATCAAGTGAACGCTCACCACAGAATTGACCCACGGGCGTTCCGTCACGCGTTTCATTAACAGAATATTCTGGCCAACAGTAAGTATTTGCACTATAAGTAATATACCACCCATCCTCGTCCAGAAGCTCACCAACAGTTCCTCCGTTAAAGTCAGCCCATCGCTTTGGAGCGACAGGATTTTTTATCCCAAACCCAGATCCAGTTATAGTGATGCTTTCTCCGTCAACAATGCTGCCAATGACAGGAGCATCAATAACAGGCACTCCGTAACAAAGTGCTGGCAACAACACGAAAAGTAATATTAGCTTTTTCATTCTACCTCAATCTCCAGGTATGGGCGGTACATTTTCTCTTGTTCAGATCCTTGTGTCCCGTTATCGTAGAAGTTCACGTATACCTGGCCAGGATTTGTGGAGGACAGAGACCGGAACGTGAAGTAAAACAGCAGTGGCTTGCCCGCATCGATCTGCGCCTGCACCAATTCCGTAACATCAAGGTTGGTGAAGGTGCCGGGTCCAGGTAGATTTTCGGCGGCAAAGTCTGCGTACAACCCGAACCAATCCCGGTTGTCGTTCCAGGATGTTTCCGGGTCCACGGACCATGCAGTAGTGGTGCTTTGTGCCGAGTTTACGTAACTTATGTCATGTGCTATGCCCGCGCCTGCGGTCACCCACTCATCTAAGACATCGCTCCCGGTGCAGTTGTACACCTTCAGCGTGTCTATATTGGAATAGGTTTGGTTGAGGGGCCTGTTGGCCGAAGCTACGTGGAGCACTGCGCTGACTACAGTTTTGCCCGCAAACAGAGTGCCGTCCCCAAAGCGGAAGAATGGATTCGACCTGGACGTTCCTCCCCCGCTGCTGAAGCTGAGACATCCCGGCGCGTACTGCGGGAGACTTATGTGATAAGAGGACATCGGCAGGGCGTAGGCCGGGTCGTACTCCGTGCTGTTATCGTTGCCCCATACCACAGTAGCGTTGGTCCTGTCCGAAGTGCGCCTGTCCATGGTGGCCATGAAGTTGTCTACGTGGACCCAGTGTCCAGTCGGCTCGTACAGTGTGGAGTCCAGCGCTGAGGTGTAGTTGCTGAGGATGAATACCCCGGACACAGCGTCGGGGTCTTTTCTTCCGCCTTGAAAATCCACAAGTGTTAGACCACCACTATCATTAACATTTTGTGTGGCAGCGTTATCTTTAAAGTCCCACGGGCTTGACATGGATAATAGGGCGTCAGTAGACAGACCTGTTTGCCATTCATAAAGCTGCACAAATTTAAAAGTAGAGTCGCCTACTGTACTTTCCCAGTCATCTCCACTGTTAGGGGTTACCCAAGTTAGCCCTCCTCCATTATAAGCTACCTGTATTCTTGAGATTGTGGGCTCATTTGTGATTATTGATGCAACAACCTTAACATCTGCTATGTTTGTAGTGTCTGTTGTGGCACCAAACATGTGAGCTTTAGAGAGGTCCAACGCAGGTTCTGTTACATCTGGGTCAGGAATATCTTGTGCAATATAAATATCTGAGACAGAGTTTGTCCTTACTGTGGCTGTGCCATCGCTGGCGTGCACTTCGTAGAATATTTCTACTGCTTGGTTGTAGTAGGGCTCATCAATGTCGTAAGTCTCTGGAGACTGGTCGGGGCCTCGGTAGCCTCGCAGCTTATATCGTTCCACCCCTCGTCTGGGTGGGACCAGGGCATGGGCATTATCTAAGGAATGATAAAATGTAGTGCTGTCTCCTGTAAGAGTATTGGACACCACCTCCCAGTTTCCGCTGCGATTGTGCTCACGCCATAACCAAACGGAGGTCGGCAGCGGCAGTCCTGAGTCATCCCAATCCCACGTAATTGTGATAGTGCTGTCGGCATCCCATACTGGTGCTGGGATAGGAGTCTGGTAATTTACCCAGTCTTGCCAGCTGTATCTGTTGGCTGTAACAGGATGTCTGGCGAAATCCCAGTCCGCGAAAAATGTACTTCCAGTGTCGGCAGGAACGTGATAGAGTGGGTTGGAATTATAGTCCGAAGTTATGCCCTCATATCCAGCCCATGAGATTAGTTTAGTCCAGCAATCCGTATTGACTGATACGCGGACTTCAACATTAAGACTGTCCGGGTCGCCGCGTCGAGAGATAAATACGTCCGCGCTGTCAACTTGGGCGGTCAAAGATTTCGTGAAGTACACCGGCTTGTCCGCAGGAAGCGGATCAGTTGTTTCATCCACTTGGTTACTGTGGGCGGACTCGTTTCCGTCCCAATCTACTGCGGTGATCTCAAACAAATACCGAGTGGATGGTTCCAAGCCAGCGTTTGTATAGGTTTGCTCTGGCCCTGGTTGGTGATACCACTGACTGACCCAAACAAGGCCACTCCCACCGTAAACATCTCGGTAGACCTTGTAAAATGCTATATCGTCATCTGTATTGCTGTCCCAAGTGAGGCACATCACTGTCGCTCCGCATGGAGCAGCATTAAGTTGTGTGGGCACAGCCGGTGGAGTCGCATCGACAGGCGGCGTGTAAGTCATATCGGATAGCCCGCCTATGCGGACGGGAGCATCCGGAACGCCTGGATGCGTGCCGATAAAGTACGGCCCGGAGCCCATCAATAGGAGGCTTGTGGCAAGAAACAGTGTGAATAACAGTATTCTTTTCATCTTTTATCCTTTATTCCGTCGCCCTCTTCCAGCCGCCGCCCCGCCGTAGGGTGTCGCCTGCGGCGGTGTATACGATTAAAGGCCATGGCTGGTTATTAGATCCCCAAGTGGCTACGTGCCATATAAGCTTTGCGGTAACTACCCCGTGTTCTGGACTTTGAAAGGTGCAGCTAAGTGTGTCGCCGGTTGAGCTAAACACCGGATCAGTCAGCCTTTCACCTAGATTTAGGTGTTCGGTCGGGATCGTTGGGATTTTGACGGATGGCAATGCTTCGGTATAGCTGGACACGCCGAGTCCCATGCTGGCAAGAATCTCAGAGGTCGCACCTGCATTATATACCACATTAGTTTGATAGAGGGTAATTGGATATCGCGTTCTATTGGCGCCCCATGCCATGTGCCGTTGGGGGCGGTTGATTAGGGACCATAATGTCGCGCCGTGCGTTGTGGTCGGATATATTTCGGTATATCTCTCATACATCCCGCCATCGAAGTATGCGATAGTCCCGCCGGGGGTTGTGCCTGTTCCGGCGTCGTTGTTAGCCACGAATAGGAACGTACTGTCGCCGTAGGCCGCACGGAAAAGTCCGGGGATGCTTTTAACAACCTCCTGATATCTTTCTTCCTCAGTCAGACCTGTATCCCCCCCAACTGGGTCCGTCCAAAATGGATCAGTTCCAAAGGCTATTCCGTCTTCGTCCATGTCCAGGTTAGCTACCCCTTGGTAAACAACACTGGGATAATCGTCACCACTGAGCCAATCCCCGAAAACGCCAACATAACCAAGGCCGGGGTCACGCTCTTTCATCCTGTCGGTATAGAATATTGCCAGGGTGTCATAAAGCCCTGGGGCAGTGGGGTTCCATAGGTAATTGCCTTGTCTGTCGTTATGTATCGCTTTGTCCCCACTTGCCGTCCACATGAACCAATCAAGCTTGCCGTCAGTGCCGCCCGGGGTCCCGTCCGGGGGGCCATCAGTGTGCCTAGCGGTCATTTCCCACAAGTCTTGATAAATGCCGCCTGCCGTCACCCAGGTTTGTCCAACCCCATACATCCAGGCGTATACCAGGGCGATTATATCTGGATTGCGTGTCCGAAGGGCCGTGACAAATCCGTCGTATTTATCTTTTTGTAAATAGTTGTGTTCAGTTATCCAGACATCGAACACCGCTATGGAATCATATTCGGCGGTGGTTATCGGGTCAGCGCATACATAATTTGAATTTGCCCCATAAATAGGCAGGTTCAACTCCGGAATAGCTGGATCCGCCGCCGATTCCGGCGTAGCGTCTACCTGGGCGCTTGGTATTGATTCGTTCCCGTCGGTGTCAATGGCCGTTATGTGGTAATAATAGGTACTGTCAGCGACAAGGCCGGTGTCCTGAAACCACGGCAATGTATGCGTATCTACTACCCAAAATGGATCGGTCCCTGGGTCAATGGACCTATAAATATTATAATAGGATAGGTCGTCCTCTGTATTTTGTGTCCATGTCACAGTATTATAATACCCGGATCCAAACTCGGTGCCGTTGACCCCATTGGCCGCCGCCCCGGTCACCTGATCCGGCGGAACCAGATAATCGCGGCTGAGTCCTCTAATAAATCTGCCGTTCATGCCGTCTAGTAAATACCAAACTTCTTCGTCGGCCCTGAACTTAAAAGAATCCTCTTGCGCGTAAGCCGCCGGTGTTTGCACGGGTGATGCCCATTGCTTCATCCAGCGGGCGGCCTCACTGTAGAACATATAGGGGTCGCCATAGGAATCTATAACATCGAGTACTGCCGAAAACTCTTCATGCTCCATACCTCCCGCAGGATATCCTGGAAATGATTTTGTCTCATGGACAAACAAAGAAAATACACCGCGCCCCTGGGCTCTGATGTTTTCGATATAACTTTTGGTTTTCAGGGTCGTCATTTCTAAATCAACCGGATCAGTCGGATCACCAACAAGGTCAGTAACACTGAAGAGATTTCCTGTGAACATCAAATTCCTAGCATCTAGCGCCCTAGTCTGCCGGATAAAGCCGTATGTCGTGTCCGAATCTGCTGGGCGACGCCCCACGGTGTAATGAGTCATCCCACCGCTACTAGGGTCTACTAGATTTCTTGTTACTGACGGCCCTCTATACGCGGCATAATCGTGATAAGCCAGGGCCTTGGCCGCTGTCGGGCCGTAGGGATCGACGGCATAAAGCAGGGTCTTGCCCCAATAAGGGTCGGCCCTCATGTCTACGCCGAGGGAGTCGGCCACATAATACATCCACTCAGGATCAACTTCAAAGAGCAACTTATCCCACTGGGTGGCATTGGCCGAAAGGAGGGTAGGGTACATCCCGTCCGTGTACTCGCCAATGACGGTGCTATCTCCGAAATCCTCCAGCGGTGTATGGTTGAAGGTATGGTTAGCAAACTCTATGATCCCGGCCTGTCTGGCTGACAGGATGTCGCCGGGAGATATATAACCTACGTCCTGTTCTGTTAGATTTTCCGTCATGCCAAGAGTGTACTTGCCCTTGCCCCTGGCCGTGAACGTATCAATCCATGCGGTGTTGATTCCTACATTGCCGTCATCGGTTTGCAATACTACGGCAAAATCCAAGCCATTTGGGAAAGGTGCCTGATAAAGGCGATCAACGTACTGGACGACAATATAGGGGCAATATTTATCATAGGTTGCATGGCTGGTATTTTGCCAGGAATAAAAGTTCATAGCATTATTGGACGCGCCCCAGTCGTGTAAAGAAACGCAAATTCCATTATTGACTGCCCCATTTACTGCGGCCTGGAAGCAATTAAACAAATCAAGATCATATTCAGTATATTGCGGCAGGGAACTCCCTGCACTGGGGAGCCCCGACCAGTCGGAATAATCGCCAACATCCCAGAACCATTCACGATCATTCCACTCGGGAGCCCATGGCCCCGCATCGGCGGCTGGATATCCCTCTGTATTAAGTCCGGCAACCTGTACCCGCCAAGTAGCATGAGCAAACCTTGTGTGCCCTGAAGATGGAGCCGTTATTCCTACGGACCCATACCAGAGGGAGTCGCCAGGAATGGTCATAAGGGTGGCACACATGGAGTCCTGATTGGCCGTATAACTTGTGGCGGAATAAATTCTTTTGGCTGCGGCCATGGTCAATTGACTGTTGGCCGGAACCCACCGGCTTATATCTAGGTACATTAATTCGTGCCGAGATCCCAGTGCGCCTCCAACAACATTTTTCTTATTCATTTCCCATCGGTAGTCTTGTCCATCTGGCGCGTATAACACTTGTCTAACCCAGCCGTTAGCATCTATGGTAGAATACTTTACATAAGGCGAGGTGGTATCTATCATGGACCACGCGAAGTCGTTGGCCGCGTCCGAGAGGTCTACAACAGAATCCGCCAGCGCGATCCAAGCGTCGAACTCTGAGTGGTCATGAGACTCTACTGTCGGATAGGCCGTAAAAACGATAGTTACCGTATCGCCGGTCCATACTGATGGGATATCCGGAGGTGGTGGCCAAACTTCGCTTGGTCCACCGTACCAATACAGGTCCAATGTAGTAGGAGTCACATCCAGCTTTGTAACATATACCATGTTACATTTTATATTGACCGGCACAGAGAATCCATCCCGCACGGTAACAACGGAATCTCCGTTGGCCAAGTAGACTCTTTCATTTTCTCGCCAGAAACTTGTGGTCAAGTCGCCACCAGTGCTAACAATATTTATTTTCAGCCGATCATCTATCAAGTTGTTCATCCGAATTAATTGCCCGCCAGTATGCAAGGCCCCAGACCATGCCCCAGGATTCCGCCGGTCAGCGAAGGCCGGAAGGGCCAACACCATCAACATGAATGTCAGTATAAATTTATTCATACCAATACGCATCCACAAGAACGGTGTTGTCGTAGCCCTTGAGTGAGATGAGATCACACTTGATCGTGACGGGATATATCAAGTTCATCGGGATCGACACAACGGTATCCCCATCTGCAGTATTGTTGAGCGAGACCCTTTTCCACGTCCCAGACCCTGCATCCCAGCGCCAGAAGGACGCATAGAATCGACCCTCTGTACTCACCAAAAATATGTCGCGAGACATAGTTGGCTGCGTGGTCCAGTTTGCATTGAGCAGAATTTGGGAGCCGCTGATGGGCGCATCTATTGATAGCGCCCCTGGGTTGGACTGTCCGATAGCCAAGGAGGCCGTGAGGATCATCAGGCCAATGAGTAGAAACTTCTTCATTATCTGGTCCTTTCTTTCCGCTCAGCCTCTTGAGCCGGGTGGATGTTCAACTTGTTACTCTGCATCAACCGCATGATTGCAGGGATTTCTTGTGCCGATACCGCATTGCCATACCTCTGGAACAAATTCTCCAATGTAATCTCCACGCCTAATTTGTTTAGTTCAACTGCTAGTTTGGTTATCAAAGCTCTGTCTGGTGGCTCTCCTGCTTGCGCTGCCCGACGAAATTCATCCGCTAATTCCATCTGTTTGCCAGCCGCCTCATTTGCCCTTTTCCGAATGGCATCCATTTTCTTTCGTTCGATACGGTCTATTACACTTGGCATGTGAATCATGACAGCAACTTGTTCAGAACTAGCGAATCCATTCGCGATAGACATTTCACGTTTTCGGACTAAATGTCCTTCGTTATCCAAGATGGGAATCTCCTCCCCCTTGAGAGCTTTTATCATATTTTGGCCGCGCTCGTGAGCAGTAAAGAACGGGATCATGCTTTCGGAAGCATCTAGCCATTCCTTCTTTCGTTCCCTACGGGTGACCGGCGGAGTGCTCGGCAAGATACTGCTACCATACTTTATGGATGCTGTGATCCAGTTCATCGGGATCGACATGCCTTCGTCCACAGGATTTCTAAAGTCAGGAACTCCAATATAGTCATCCAGGTTTACTCCAAGATGCTCCGCCATCTTAGATTGCCATCCCGCATACATGATATAATCAAGAAGATATCCAGGATTTTTCAAACTGTTATTGAAAATAGTTTCAGTTTGCTTGAACGGAAAAAGGGTAAACTGCGTGAGCAAGGTGGATCCAGTTCGCGACCCTTTGCTAAACCACAGAGGCTTACCCATCCAGCCAAAGACATGGTTCATGTCCCGCGTGTCTCGCAAGGCCATGGCCACTACCTCATTAGCCATATTAGGTGGCAGTTCTCCTAGGGATCTAGCCCCCATTTTCTGAAGCTGTGCACTAATAGACGCGTGCATCGTAGTGCCCCGGATAAAGGATTCTGCGTCTTGGATTGACGGCATTGGAGTGCGTGCCCGAGACACAATCTTGGACGCCATGCCCTCAAATCCGTCGAACATGCGCTCCACTTCATCGGTGGACCCTGTGATCTTGCCCATCAGTCTACCTTCAGGCGTCATCATCTTGGCCATGCCGCCCAGGGTGTTCAGGGCTCCATACCCCGGTGTCGTGGAGTTAATCGCCTGTACTGTGGACATAACAAAGTATCGCGTGCTACCGGATAGTACCGAAGAATACGACGCTAGTGATAATGTGGCGGCGGCAGGTCGTGCCCAAGGGATAGAGAACGGCGAGCCCTCTAAAGATTTAAGAACTTTCCTAGCTAAAGTTGGCTTCCCCAGTAGGCGCTCATTAATTGATTCTCCATATCCATTTAGCCATCCCATCGTCTCCGGATGGGGGCTGTTATTGATGGCCTCTTTGATGCCAAGACGAACCTCTTGGATGAGCGGGCGCACATGCACTTCGTGTGCTAGAGACTTAAAGTAATAGTCAAACGCTGCGGCAGCATCCTGTTTATACAAAGATTTATTGGCTACACGAGTTTTGAGAATACCGGGGAGAAACTGATTTACGCTGGTCCCCTGGAATAAATATGGTGTGTAGCCTTCATTGAAGAAATTCTTGTCCACCATGTGAGTTATGTAAGTGCTGATCTTTTCCCCAGGGTTCAGCCCCAGGGTTTGAGCAGCCTCATCCATGATGGCTTTCGCTTTGGGCACAGCCTCCAGCATTTCTTTTGTGGCCGACTGCTCAAGAATCTCCCGCTCAACGTCCGGGATATCATCTAGTAACTGGAAAAAAAGCTTATTTTTCTTTTTATCCAGCGTCAAATCTCGAACAACGCCCCCAACTCCAGATGCATCTATAACGCCACCCTTCATCTTGGGGCCATAGATGCCAGCGTCGTGAAAAACATTGGCCATCGCATGCGTGTATCTCTGGACTGTAACATCGGCATCCCGCAGCCCACCTTGGATTCGCTGCCCCACTAATGGTGCATGCTGATCGAGAACTCGCCAAGATTCCCGGAACCACCGATCAAATACCATTAGGGCTTTTGGCCGCATGACAATAGATTTAGGGTACAATGTGCGAGCGGACACCTGATACCACTTGTCACCAAATTGGCTGGTGGCAAAATCTCCAGCATCCGTCAATTCCCGGCGGGGTCCGGATGGCCACTTAACTCCGTAGTCTGCAGCAGTGCCTTTTAGCGTGCCAGTCTCTCGCACGTATTTGATGTTATCAGATATTTCTTTTAGTTGTTTGTCCAGGTCTTTAATGTCTTTAGCTAAAGTTTTCTTGCCATTTTTCAGGGCTGCTATGGCGGCCTTCTTCTCCGCCGGATCTGTTAATTGTTCTGCGGCTTTCAATCCATTGGGAATGTCATCCAGCTCTTTAGTCATGTCGTCAATATGATTGAGCATGGCGTCCTGAGCGTCCTCAAATTCCTTGACGACTTTCTTCACTCGCTCAGTTGAAGCCATAAATCTGCCATTGGCCCCAACTCCATCAATATCAGGGGCCGGTAAATTAGTGGATGTTTTCGTGCCATTGATTGGCATGTTTGTATGCACTAATACATCATCAAGTGGATCAGCTCCCGCAATAACAGCTCCCGCAGTTTCTGCTGCATGTTCGGCCTGATCGGGACCAGTTATGGCGCGTTGTAATTGCTCGTCAACATCTTCAAATTTGGGTTTAGGCCGAGTAGAAGTAGGATAGTCTGTCAGGGCTTGCTTGCGCTGTTCTGCTATTCTTATCCGCGACTTTGTGGCTGTTCCTTTTTTGGGGATAGTAATATTCTCTGGTCGATTGAGGGGCACTTGGTTGGCCAAGATATCGTCGCCGCTGCCTCCGATTCTTAATTTCAATTCTGAATCGAGGAAAGCTTTTGTTTCATCAATTTTCTTGAATAGTCGAGCAGTTTGTTCCGGATTAAATTTACCCCGATTTGCTCGATTGAACAACCAGTCCTGAAGCTTATCTTGCATTGCTCGGGCTGCCACAAGATCGTCAACCTGTCCAGACTTGGCCGCTATCTTGGCAAGAGCCTGTGCCTTTGCTGGGACTGGCCCGATCCTGCGGAAAAGATTGTGCATCCGGCTGAATATACCTGCATTCGCAGCATAGGTTGCAGGATCTGTCATCATGTCAACAACCATATCAGCGGTATGAAATGCCGTGAGCATGGCTCCACGTCCGGTCAGCCCGATTGTTGGCATCCCGCCCGGTATAACTGGTGGACTTACAGCAGAGACAACTGACCCTTCGCCCATTATTCTATTGATGTCTTCGTCCGTAATTACAAAATCTGAGAAGTCCTGGCTGCTATCTAAAGCCTTCAGGAATGAAATGTACTTGTAATCCAACTCAGGATTATTCGCCCACTCTTCCGGTCGGAGATACCCAGGTACAGCAGTGCGCCAGTCCTCCTCGGCAAGCATGTGTGTCAGCAGTTGGTGTGGAAACACAACAGACTGCACCACTCCCTGGAATCCAGCCATTGTCGCACGTCCAGCAGCCTTGGCCCCAGATACCCACCAACTATCCCCACCTGTCTCGTCTGCGAGCATGGCGTTAAGAGTGTCGAACGGATCTTCCGGACCAACCTCCTCAACGAACTTCATGCCTGCTTGTTCCTCGTTGAACCCTATAGGCACATAGCCGTAGTCCTCCAAGTCCTGGGCCACCAGCCCAGACTTCATGTGCTCGCTGACAGCAGCCTCTGGATCTGCTTCCAAGCCCATCGCGCCTAATTCAAGGTCACTGAGCCCGGCTTGCAACTGCGCGGTTTGAGGGTCCATACCGGAATCTATATAATCATCGTATGCGGATTTCCTACTATAGAGGTCGCTCATAGTAAGGCACTACTCCAGTACATTTTCGTCTGCCACTACATCGGAACGTCCTGGTGCGGCTGCACCATACTCGGTGTAATCTTCTTTGTTAGTTGCAATAAGGGCAGCAGCTTGCTCATATATTTGAGCTTCTGATAGCCCAGAAGCAGTCGTCTTTGCCCTGATTCTATCTATGGCCTTATTCCGAATTGCTTTATAGCCATCAGTTCCTGGCGCGAATCCGGTGTTATTGATAATCGATGCGCGAAGGGAGTCGAGTCTGCCACCTGCAATACTTTTGTTAGCCTCCATAGTAAGAGCCCTAGAGTCTCGCATTAGTTCATTAGTTGTGTCCACGGCCCAAGTTGCTGGCAGCTCAGGCAGAGTTAACCCTTTCAACATAATGTTCTTTTCGGCCATTACAGCTAATTGTGTGGCATATACATCAGAACGCAGCTTTACCTCGGCTTGAGATGTTCCAGCAAATCCCCACGATTCGGCCATTTCTTGCGCGATAGCTTTTTGTTCTGGATCATCCATAAATCCTATGGCTTCCGTAATAGTTGGAGATGCCAATACATCATAAGTCCCATCTGTATTAGTTTTCGTTATAGTCTTTGCTACAAAAACTTCATTCAGGGCCATTTGTGCGGCCCGATCTTTGTTAGTAAGTTCTTGTGGCGACAATAAAGCTTTCAGATTTCCTAGAACCTGTATGGGGTCTGCTCCCCCAGCGTACGCTATTTGAGCATCAATTTGGCTACCACCAGTTACTTTGGTTGCTACTGTGCCAAGGATTTCCGACAGCGTAACACTGCCCTTTCCAACCATCTCAATCATGTGGTTGATTTCCTCGTTTGTTAGGTTGGCTCCGGGTATCCTGGTTTTGATTAACAGCTTAGTAAGCTCGGTTGCAGTCTCTTCATTATCTGCTTCGGCCAAAGCCTTTTCGATTATAGCGGCGTAGTTTTCTAATTTCTCCTGGCTTTTTCTACTAGCATCCAGCCTATCCCAAGCAAATTCATCCGGGAAGTTAAGAAGATTTGACAGCTGTGCGTTGGTAGCCCCATCTTGCAAGAGGTGTGCAGCTATATATAGTTGTGGATTATTGCCAAATAAATCCCGCCTACTTTTTAATTCCACTAACTCATTATCAATTTCCTTCTGCTTGGCATCCATCAAGGTTTTGGTGGCAGATCCGACAGCCTGTGACTTTGCGCCCTTGGACGCAGCCATCTCCCCCGGAGACTCCAGCAGGTCCAGCCCAGTGATTAATCCCGCCGCCTCTGGAGATCCAGCAGCCAGCGCAGCAGCACTGAGGCCAAGTTTCATCAGAGACCTCGGGTCTGTCAAAGTCTGCAGAAAGCTCTTCTCGTCCAGCCCCCGCGCAGCATCAAGTTGAGCCTGAGCCATATCTACTGGCGTGCTGTCTTTATCACTGTACTTCTTCTGGCGCTCTTTGATTAGGTCTTTAGCCATTACTGCCACCACCCGGCCTTGGAATTAGATTTGCGAGGCCAGCAAGCTCACCCATTGTGAATCCAGAAGTCTCTTCCGTGCCCGTCCCACTGGCAGTCCCAGTGGTGTTGGTATTGGACAGGCGAGTGCGCAAGAAAGCATCAAGCAGTGGATTGGCAAAGGAGCTGAACATTCCGCTGGCCACGCCCTGTCCCTGCAACCGAGTCTGCGCCAATTGGAAAGGCAGATTCAACTGTGCGCTGGCCACGCCGCCAGCTCGCCTGCCCTCAATGTCCGCCAAGGTGTTCCGAAACTCACTCCCCCTACGGCCTACCTCAGTATTCTCGATTGAGGAATCCTGGATGCCACGCTTGGCCAAGTAGTCCTGGTTTTTCAGCATGATATCCTTGAAGTCTGACTCTGCACCACGCCGCTCCTGCTGCGCTTGCTGCCCGAAAGCCTCTTGAATATACTGCATAGCTTCCGGCGGGATATCAAATATATTCCCTGCTGTGATGTTGGAGATGTCTCCAAACTGACCGGCAGTCTGCCCAGCCAACCCCGACAACAGTTCCTGCAGGCGCTGCTCCTGGGAGGAGACTGCTCCGGTTCGGGTGCTGCCCGTACTCTGTTGCGTCTGGGTGCTCTCCGTTTTCTTAGTTCCCATCTTTGTACCTTTCAGAGTACGATAACTGACTGGGCGTATGGACCATCCAATGCTCCCAGCTTGCTGTCAATTCTAAGCGCCTCCCGGTTATCATAATGCACACAAGACCTTATTTGCTTGACGCCCATCTTCTTTAACACATAACATCCTCTGATGATTAATCGTGCGCCCAAACCAGATCCCATGTATTTCGGGGTCACCGCCAAGTAATCCGCGAAGGCTATGTTGCCCGACCGCGCTGCCCACACGACCCCCTGTACTCCCTCGTCATTCTCCGCCAGAAGAACGATCCCGCCTATCTCTGTAAAATCCACCTGATGATAATATCCAGTAGATGCTACGCAAGCGGAACACGCCTCCAAATCTTCCGGCTTTGCGATTCTGTATTGCATTACAGTATATATGTATGATTCCCAGATGCCTGTACTGGGGACGCATAAGCTGTGATGGACGACGCAGCATAGTCGTTAGTGCTGTCAACATACAGCAAGTTACTGTAGCCGTAGGACACTAAAAACTCTCCACTGCCAATATTGACTATATTTAGATCATAAGCATAGACAGTACCAACAACCGTTGTGTATGTCTGAAGTGTAACTGCTCCAACAACCAAAGATGTTGAGGTACTTGCAGCTTTGGCGTGAATTCGTAAAGACACGGAGTCCCCTACAGCGGGCAGCTTCGGAAGGTCTATCGTTGCTTCTGCAACATATTCGACCCGTGGTGTGGTTTCAGATAATTTTGTTCTCATTAAAATCCCCAGTTCAAGCCGACCACATCTGGGTCAGTTGCAGTTACTGTCACGCCTGCTATGCAGGTATTACCCACGAAGGTCGAAATCCAGGCGGCATCAATCTCTACGGCAGCCTCGAAGATATTGCTATTGATTGTGTTAGCAGTGCCGGAGACCCTGGTGACTGCACCCCGGAAACTGTTGCCGCAGAACATGCTTGCAGTAGTGTCAATCTCTAAGGTGCTATTAAATGTATTCCCCGTAATTGTACTGCGCTGTACTGCAATAGTAGCTGGATCTAAGATAGTATTCCCAGTAATAGCACTATTGATATAAGATCCCAGTTCCATACAATTTCCAGCCGTCACGTCCATGACGTTACCCGTTATGGATAACTGTCCGAAACTAGAGCTAGTCGTAGAGCGGTCACTGTAGATACAGGGCGCATCCCCACCAGAGAAGGAGTTATTTGATATTACTACTTCATGACAGGCTGTGTCAGCGTCTCCACCAAGTTCAATATTGTTCCCATCCACAGAATCAAAGGTGTTGCCGTCGACAACCGAATTCACTAGGTTGAGTGCTAAGATAGCTTGCTCACTACAGAAGGCAAAGAAATTGTTAATGACGCGGGCATTCGCCGTCTGCTCTCCGCTACCACTAAACGAGATGCCTGGGCCAAGGATAGCCGAGAATGTGTTGTTATCAAATGCAGCGCCTTGGTTATCGTTCACAACTATACATGGGATGAGCGTTGTACCGCCAGTGATCTGCACGCCAGTCATGCGAAAATTGCTGCCCGTGCATTTTATTCCATACAGTGTAGCTGTCCCGCTGATTGTCAAGATACTTCTACCGGAAGATCCAAGAATGCTTACATTGTTGGCAGTGATTAGCTCATTAGAAGCAACTGGGACACTCTCAGGATCAATGACAATCGTTCCGCCACCAGCAGAGTTGACCTCGGCAATTGCTTCCTGGAGAGTGAACGAATCATTGACATGATACTGCTCAAAGAATCCAGCAATATTAGTAATGCTGTACCCATTCATGTCAATGTCGCCCTGCGCTACCAGGGGCCAGACAAGACTGGATGCAGCGATATTGCCACCAGCTATTTCAGCGCTTACTGATTCTCCAATAGAATTAAAGTCCTCGGCAGCGGGCACTTCATCGTCTACAAAGACATGAATATTAAGTAATGGCATCTCTAATCCTTTTCGTGTCCGTCAACATGGAAATCAAGTTCCCAGCGACTAAACTTAATCCACGGCGCATTCGTTAAAATTTCGTACTTTATGGACAGACTGCGTTTATCTATAGGGAACTCCAACACCATTGGCTGTAAGTCCGATTTTATGTGGCTTTGATCAACTGTATAAGTATCACCAATCAATGGATGATCTGGTAAACATAACTTTTTTGTTATGGTTTCCCAATCTCGATCTTCTGCTTTCCACCTGAAAGTTACATCCCAGTTGCCTGTTGGCACAATTTTCAACCGAAAGTTTTTCCATGATTTTTTCATGGAGTCTAGTTTGGGATCTATGCTGCGGCCAGTTATAATTGGTGAAGAGATTTTAATCGTGTCTGTGTTAGAAACATGTGAAGTCATGAATTTAACGCGGCCATCGTATGTGCCAATAGCTACCATATCTTGTGTTGGCCTTGTCAGGGTCACTACGCGCATTGATGCACATTCTTCTCGCCAAGGCCCCGACCATTTGTTGGACTCAATGTTTAGCGCGTAGATAACTCCAGGACTTTCTTCCCCAGCTTCTTCTGAGTGGAATAATACTGTGTTCCATTTTGGAAAATACACCATTTTGCTGTCGTATAGTTTTTCTGGAGTCAGCATACGGCCAGATGCGTGGCCCGTATCGAATAGTTCTCTAGCCAAAGTTGAGACTCTCTGACCCTGGATATCTCCGTACTTGTCAGTTGTCTGTGCTGAAGATATACCGTCTTTGCTTAATAGCCAGTAATCATTGTAAACATCCACGCCACACTGAGCGCCATCAGCACTGATTGCTGCAGTTAATCTCCGCCGCTCAAAGTCGCGAGGAGACATCCCGGTCACTAGCCAGACAACATCGGTGGATACCATGAGCATTCCGAAGAAATCTCCGGATAAAAAGCGCACTCTTGTTTTGTCATCACCTGGAAATTCGATAAAGCCAGCATCGTCCTCGGCATCTTCTGTTGCCTTAATATTTGGGTCGTCGGGATTCCACCACAAGTTTGGTTGCCGGTCCCCGGAATAATAAGCGCGTAGTTTGTGATTAACATCTCCAGCCCCCCAAAGACGGTTGGCATATTCTGTGGTAAATCGTATGTCTGGAGCTTGGTCTAACTTTTCTATTACTCCACCATCATATTTATAGACTTCTGTTTTACGGCTATTGTCCGCGTAATTGCAGATAATTGTGCTGCCCCGAAACTTGGAGAACCGGGTCTTCTCCCTAGATAGTGGCGCTATCGGAGTCCAAACACCACGCAGAGCATAATCAATCCAGAGGTACTTCTTGCCCGCTGCCAGTAAACTGAACGTATCATTAGCGGAAGCGGCCTTGGGCTCGCGCACAGTCTGGAGGTCTGTAATTGCTGGAGAGTAATATGGCTTGCTGTCTTCGCTTATGTAGTAACTATCCCGCAGAATAAAAGAGGAGAGTAAAATCGAATAAGGCGTTAGTTCTAAGGTGTCATCACTTTTTGCAGTAACTTCTACAAAGAAGTCTGCCGTGTCCGCAACGTAAGCCCACAAGCCCTCATCAATCAGCACGCCGTCTATAGATACTCTATAAGCTATGCCCCCAGCAGAACTGATATCAATGCGATGTGGAAGTCCATCTATAGCTATGTCTGTACCTGAAAGAGAAAGATAGGTGCCAACCCCAGTCTTTAGTGCTATCCCGGCAGATGTGATTGCTATCTCTTTTTGCTGGTCCGCTTTCACCGCAAACTTTATTGTGGCGAATTCTGCGGTTTCTAAAAACTTGGCCTGTAGTACGAAAGATAGAAAAATACTGCCATCAAAACCAACATCATCATTAAACGTCTCATTGCCTACATACCCTCTTCTAGTAGTAGAAGATCCAGTTTCTCCTGACGCGGCCTGCCATCCAGATAAAACCAGCGTCCCATTATCAAAGATCATAGACGTTGAATTGCCTACGGTTTCTACTTCATCCCAGTAAGTGCTGTTTATAATAAGCGCCTTGGAGATGTGCTCGCCATTGTTGGCAACCGCCGCAGTAGGTTCGATAATCTGGGTTCCCCACTGCACGAAAGATGGGCGGCGAATCAGCGTTTTATTCTCGCTGTTAAAGGCACCCTCCATTTCCCAGAGTTGAGTTTCGTCCACCATATCTCGCGAAGCAGACAAGTCCAACCCAGATGTAAAAGGAGTCCCAGTTATACTAAGTCGTGATTCTCTGAGCTGTGCCATTACCGTCTCCTGAACGCGCCGTGAAGCGCACCCTGGGTTCTGATGCGCATGCGGTCCCGAGAGTTGTTGGGGTTGGCCCCGACTCTCAGAGCGTTCTGCAGCTTATCCGTAGAGGTTTGCACTGCGTTAGCGGAGTTCTCTACGTCACGCTGTAACATTGCGATACAACTATCCGCGATGTATAGGATGTATTTAACCGGGTATAAAATAGGATCAGTGCTAGTGGTTAGAGTAGGATGCTTCATTTGATATTCATACGAGATAGTACAGTTCTTGTCAAAAATACGGTCGAAATGTACGAGCGGGTAGCCAGCAGAATCAAGCCCGTGAATTGTGAAATACCGCGCCTCTTCCTGTACTAGACCGAAACCATCGTTGAATTTCTCGGTGCGCATTGCTACTGGATCGAGTTCTTCGAGTTCTGTCCCCGTCCCCATATTAAGCATTTTCCCTAGCAGCAACCGGTCAAAGTCTGCGGGCAAAGAGTAAGTGTCTTGTCCCATGACAATGGTATCTCCAGAAGAACTTTCATCCCGCCATGCAGTATTGAACCCACAGATGCGCACAGTTGAAACTGTTGTAATTTTATAGATTGGCTTAAAGGCCCCTACCTGCACGATTTTTCCGACACTGTCTAGGATGCTAAAGAAGGGGTCAGCCTCATTTTCTAGTGTAACGCCTGCCGCACCAAAAGTAGTTGTTGCAAATGGGTCAGAAGTCTTCGGGGCATTTATAGCTAGATACCCAGTTTTGCGCAATTCTGGCCAGTTCTTGTCGTTCTGCATTGACGCGATAATAGTGTTAGTAACTTGAAGGATCTTTAGCCCTTCTGGTGTGGGGGCAGACACATCAGTTTCAGTGCCCCAACCGAGTTGACTGGATACAAGATTGACAAATTCCAGTGCTTCCATTAAACGTCACCGCCTTCCAGCGCCGATAACTCTCCGCCATAGCCAGCCAAACCTTGCGCCGGGTTCCCTGCAGAGGCAACCTGTGGCTGTCCGGAGCCCGCCATGCCCTGTTGTGACTGTTGTTTTTGCTGCTGCATCTTCTGTTGCAGGGCTCGCTTGTGCTCCTGCTCATGCACGTCGATCATGGCGATGGCACGCTGATTAGCAGTCTTGAACATTTCAGCCTTCTTGAATGATTCGATATATTTCAAGTGTGATTCATCCTCATCTACTGGCAGCACTTCAACATAGATACCTGCTAGTAATTGATACATCTCAGTTTCCTGCTGCCACGGAGGATGCGGGAAAGACCCCTCACCCGGCAAAGCTGGGATGATACTGTCGATCTCGCCAGTCTCTGAGAATGGTTCGGCAAACCTACGCATGAGATTCTGCTTGGCGCGGGGGTCACTCTGATACAGCGGATCATTACTAAGAACGGCGTAGAGCCGCTCGGCCAAGGATCTTTGGATGTCACGATTTACGCTGGTAAGACTACCAGAGAATTCGTACTGATAATTCTCGCGAAGCTCCCGAGGAGAGATCCGACGAGGCTCAGGCTCGCCAGTCACATAATACCACTTGTCAATCCCAACATACCTTCCGTATAGAGAGATGACTTGCTTGACCATCTCTTTCCACGAGGTTGCTTGAGATTGCTCAACCAGACTGCTCAGCTTCTCTTCCGCAGCGTCCATGAGCGCCAGCGTGCCCCGCGCAGTGCGCGGTGCGTTCCGATAGTTGTTTGACCCACCAACAGTCGGACTAAATGTCAAACTGTCAGCATAGCCACGCAACGTCTCGAAACTCGCATGGAATTGCGCTGCAGGATCTTGCATGAAATCTGGGAACTTGACTTGGTTTACGTCTCCTACTGGTATGCCCTCGCCGGGCTGGATACCATCCAGGAGCTTCGCATTTTCTGCTAGGCCAAATATGCTGTAAAGGAACCATGGAGTGGTCTTCAGGGTCATTCCATTGTTTACATCATTAATTGTCTTATTGAGCGATAAATTGATTCCGTAGAGGACTTCCGCCATACCAATGCCAAACACGCGGCCATCAATAGGAATGTACGTATCGTGAATAAATGGCCTGCGCCCGTGCGGGAATACTTCGTCATGATACTCTATCCCTACTACGACTCCGAGGTTGTCCAAAATGTGGAGGATCACATCAATAGGTTCGTCTTCGTCATCCAGGTATTCTTTCGTGTAAACCTCGTAAACTAGAACTTTGTTCGGGTCAACTTTTCCATCCCCCGTAGAAAGCTCTTTACCAGTGTTTGCAGATTCGCCAACGATTCTATCCTTTTCCAACTCCCCAATAGCTTCGTCATCGTTTTGTCTTTTAGTCCCTTGAGCAAAGGCTATATCCTTGTCAGAGATCTGCCATAAACCCTTCTTCTTTTTGCGCTTCAAGTCTGCTATGGAATACCACGTCTTATGGGCTACCCAGTCGGCAGTCTGCAGTGATTTGGTTCTGGAGGGAAAGATAAGATCCTCGATATCAACATTCTCGCAGACTGGGCTGTCACTCTCGATAATGTCACGATGGACTTTAACTTCTAATTCCCCCATCTTTTCGCCGGGATTGATGTAACAAGTAGCAGTAAAGGGCAAACCAGCCTCTATGAATTTCACTTCATACTGATTGCCCTTTTTCTTTGTAGCCTTATAGAATGAATTATCTGGGTCACCTATGGAGAATATCTCCGCGAAAATCTCATCTGAACTCTTATCCTCTAATGGTCCGTCCTCCTCGTATTGAACTGTGCCTGCGAGTGTATGAGTTTCTATAGTTCTGCGCCATTTGCGCACCCAGCGGATCTTGCCGAAAGCTGTGCCATCCAGGAATCTATTCCGGTTGAAGCCCTCGAAGAACTCGTAGAACATCGGGATGTCATTGCGAAAGGCCCAGGAGGCGAAGGTCTCGACGTGCTTAGCCATATTAGTGTCAGCCATGCCATTAGGCTTGCGGACGTTCACGAACGGCTCTGCTCGCCACATAGCTGAGACAACCTTGGGAACGGCTGTTTCGATCTTGTCGAGAATGAGTGGCAGGTGGATGTCCGATGCGTTCTTGAATGGAGTCACGGAGTCGAACCCGCCGGGCTCTTTGTTGTATAACGCACGCAGCTTTTCCCGCTTTGTGATGACCTCATTGCGGTATGTCTTAGTCTGGCTGATGCGGTCCTCATAGTAGGCACCGCGCTCTTTGCGCCACTTTAATGGCATCTTTACCATGTGTCTCTCATTCTTGCTAAGTGGTGTACTAGAGCGTGATACCGTGCTCGTGTCATCACAGCGTACCTGATACAGTCGATACAGTCATCATTTGTTTTCAGAGGTTTCTCGATAGAGTCTGCTCCGGATGCTTGTGTTTGAACCGAGTCGGGTTGCCAGATAAAGTTCTGGAGTTCGTATCCAACCCGGCGGCAGGTGTTGAAGACAATGAGATCAGGCCCGGTGTCCCAGTCGTATTCTTCTTTGTCATCGCCTAGCATCTCTTTGATGCGGTCTATACTGGCGAGATATCCTATCTTTTGTGCCGGACCAAACATGATGCCATGATTCGCAAAGGTAGATAGGATAGTTTGGCCAGAAGTAAATTCCTTGGTGTTCGCGGAAGTGTCGATCAGCCGCAGAACAACTGGTTCGCTTTCTGGCCCTTGTCGCCATACGCCTCGTTTGTCTTGCTCCCAGTTCTCCAGGGTCTTGATACGCTCGGCTGCAGCTTTGGCGGTGTGGATACTAGAGTCGTACATGTCCCGATAGATGTACCATTTATTGTGTGGCGAGATTGCGATCCAGACGACAGCTAGAGGCTTCTTCCCTGCTGGGTCTGCCACCATAATACGGGGCCAATCATCCGGGATATCAAAGGGATCGACGAAAAAAGGCGGTCGAGGTTTCCACGTATCAAATACTGCACCAGCCAAATGGGCGGGTTTGCCGTGTAGTCTCGCCGCCACTTCGTGCGGTTTTAGAGTTTTGATGAAACGATCTACCGCAGCATCTTCGAGATATCCTCCGCGCGACTTGCGATTGTCTTCGACGCTGATTGAGATTAAATCTATGTCAGAGCCTGGGAGGCTAGCTTCCTGCATAAGTTCGGCCATGAAGAAAGATGCTTTGATGGGCGTGGCCTGAATCCACGCTATGCCGGAGAAATCAATCAGACCACGCGTGAGCGCGATCCACATGTCTCTTCGAGCTGGCTCATCACTACAGACGAACTGGCCTGAACACCCTTCCATTGATGCAACCGATTGCTCTTGTGACAGAACATGGATGACTGACCCATTCTTAAAGTTTACTGATACTGGGTGACCAAGATTATTCTTCTTGATCGTAGCCACACCTTTAGGCAGCCACTCCTCCATCTTGGGAATAAAGACCTGTGTGCCCGCGACCTTCAAGTTCTCTAGTAAATGATACCCTCTTATGGGTGGGACCATTGGCTCGCCATTTGCCAGCCGAACTATGCGATTTTCATCATCTAAAGGAAGCCAGGGACGGTAGCCAAGGCAGCACGATATTTCTTCCACCGTCCCTCTTACTGATTTGCCGGAACGGTTACTGCCGAATAGCAGTCTAGTTTGTGCTTTGCTCTCGGTAAACTTCTTCTGATTGCCGAGATCCTTAAAGGTCGCTATCTTGTTTTGCTTATAGTATTGCTCTGCCTTGGCTAGTTCTTTTTCGAGGGCCAGCAGCTCTGCCAGTTCTTTGTCTAAAATCTCTGCCATTAACGGCCAGCCCTCCCTTCAATGTTGGGTCTGGGGGACATTAAAGCATGCCCCCCATTACGTCAAGGTCTAAGACCCTGCACTTCCGACACAACCCCTTGGATCCCACACAGCCGTAACTGCACGGAACCGAGCGCCAATTTGAACCCCACCTTTGACATAGTCAACTTCTGACCAATTCTCGGGGGCGATTCTAGTGTACCAATTCAAATCGTGTGAATCAGCCAGCAGGAACCAGGCTTCAGGATCAGTGAAGTAAGGAGATTCAATGGTGGTCAAACCCTGCGTGAACATGGGATTGATATCATTGAAACCAGTTACTGCTTCGTCGGTAGTGTCAATCCCGATCTTCTGTGCCGAACCCAGGATAACCTGAGTGAGCCATTTTGAAGCTGGATTGATAAGAATCTTGGAAGCAGTCTGCATGATAGGAATGTTCCGGTCATCGGTCATATTCTCAAGGGCCAGGATAGCAGCCTCAAGACCAGCCTGACTAATGTCAGCCGCGCCCAAGAGGTTACTATATGTGGTCCCTACAAGGTTAACGTGACTGGCTGAAAACAGTGCAATCCCGTCAGGAGTAAGCACCGTGGAGAAGCCACTGTTGAGCATATCGTGCCCCAGAACCTCCATCGTTGCGCGTCCGGAACGCAACATCGCAGGCAACCGGTTGGCGATGATACCATCACCCTGGTCGTCTTCGATAGCTTCCTGGGATACCATGTGACGCTGCGCGTAGGTCAAGACCTTTGCACGGGCCACTGGACCCTGGATTACGTCGTCTTCAAAAGCATCTTGCAGTTCAGCCTTCTCCGCCCAAAGGCCGAGACCACTGACTGACGCCATGTCAATCCATCCACCTTTTGCGGACTTCATATTCAGGAATTGGGAGAATTTAGTTTCCTTCTCCTTGAAACCCATGCCAATTACTTCTTCGAGGTACGGTTTACGTCCCGCGTAAAAGTTATCTAATGCTGTACGATTAAGAGCCATTTAGGTCACCTCCTTAGGCGGTAGGTTCGATATCAAAGTAATGGAATGTTCCGCGTACCAGCTTGACTAATGCTTTAGTCGCAGCTCCGTCCACGGTTTGGGAAAGTCCCGTGACCTGGAAAGGCGTCTCGGCGGTAGGAGTGGCTAGTGCGGGAAGGTCAACGGTGGCAGTACTGAGCTGTCCGTTAGTTGAAACGGTAACGGCCTTGAGAAGCACCCAACCGCCAACATCGGTAATTACAGCAGTAGTATCACCAGTGACTTCATAGATAACATCCGGGTCATTACAGATAATCAAATCCGTAACGACACCAGGAGTAGCAGCTACGTGATGCATAGCAATACCAGCAACTCCGCCCTCGCCTGACGGCGTCACATCGGACGCAACGGCATATCCACCAACGATGGATACGGCTGCAAACCTCGCAACCGCGGCCCCATCAGCGGCCACCTTCACAATCTGATAAAATTTAGGATGAGTCTTGGGGACAAAACCCATCGCGGGATCTTGAATGGCCATTACAGCCTCCTTGGTCGATTATTTATTGTCTTTTCCTTTGTTAAACGTGGAGGCAATCGGCCTACCTTTTTGTCTACCTATCCTTGGAAGAGATATAGATTTCACGCTGCTTGCCGAGATTTCCTCCGACTGCTCGCAGTCTCTCGTCAGCTTTGTCTGTCATAGCCTTCCGATAGGCATCACAATCTTCTTTTTTCGCATAGGCCAGTAGTAACTGGCTGCCGCGCCTGAAGTAATTAGAACTTCCTTCACTTGGTCCGTATTTATCTGGTGCTTTCTGCATCTGCTCCAGCACCTGTTGTCCAAATTCACTATCTTTCTCGACTGCTCGCCAGTGCCGCCAAGTCTGCATTGCAGTACGGGCATCCGGGTTCACCCAGCGAAATTCGTACCCTGGGATGGTGAAGTCGATAGCAATGGGGCTAGTAGTATTGAATCTAGTTTGATTAACGGATTGGATCTTAGGAACTCGCTTAGCCATTGTCTGGCCCTCCTCCCGCTTCTGCTCTCTTAGCGATACGGGCTCTGGTTTCTGGGTTGTTTATGTCGATAAGGCCCTCAAAGGCTTCTGCGATCTTGCCAGTTTTTTGCAAAAACTCCTCCCCAATTCCGGGTTTGCCTTCGCTGGGATGTCCTCCCTCGCCTGCACCGATGGTTTCCATGGGATCTGTGCTAGATTTCCTGGGTGTGAACCCAGCGGGCAGCAGACCCATCTCGATTCCTATCCGGTTAGCTGTGTTCGAGAGCGCAAATGGGTCATTGAGTGCGTTTGGATTTGTTTCCATCTCCTCGTTGACCCGCGCATAGAAGTCGGACTCCTTATCTTTGAGTTCCGGCCAGTCCCGAAAGGCTTTATCGTCGAACTTCTTGCCTTGTTCGAGCGATTTGTAGTTATCCATGGCCCGATGGACTGCTTCATCCACTTGTTTCTGGGCAATAACTGCTTTCAGCCTGTCGACATCAGCCGGATTAGCCTCAGACAAATCCTGCGACGCCATCCAGGCGATAATTTGGTCTGCACTGTCTTTGATAAAGTCAACCATCGTCGTCTGCCTCCCTATTTTTGAATTCTGCGGCCAGCAATTGCGCAAATTGTGCGATTCCGACGCCCTTACCGGTGATTAGTTTCGCCTCAAAGAAGTCATTTGACTTATGCACCGTATTCGCCAACTCAATCTGTATGCGTTTCAGCGATTCATCCACACATTGCTGGATTACGTGGGTAATGTCGTCTTTTGTGAACAATTTAGCCTCCCTTAGCCTTCCGCGCCTTACGTCGGCGCACATCTTCTGCGATTTTCTTTGCTTTTTCGCGTGCTTTTTCGCGTTGTTCCTTGCTCATCAACTTAGTTGGACCATATTTCTTGGATCTGTGGCCAGTAGGTTTGGGTTTAGGCATTAGTACTCCTAGTAAATGTGCGGGAGCGGGGCCAAACAGGAGGAAGAGGGAGGATTCTTCCGGTCAACTGTCTGACCCCGACTCCTCACGTTCCAGCAGCTCAAAGTCAGCCGGAATCTCAGTGTCAGTATTGACCTTATCTTGGAACTCTATGATCCTAGCCTGCAGTTCTCCTGTAACTAAGTCAGCTTTCACATTAGTAAGATACTTAATACGATCCTGAATGCTCCCTAGTAGCTGCGCAAAGTCTGCTGGACCTATCAATTCTGGAGATTCCCCCCTAAGTGAACCAGCTTTATCATTTAGCACCAGAGATTTATCTATAAGTATAGCAGCCTGAGTGGATAACTGGAGACTATTTGGCCCAGAATGCTGTACTCCAGTAATGTCACCATTAGCGTTACGCTGGACAATTCTATCATGAGTCATACTATCTGGAGTAATATGATCCAATGCTTCCATTGCTTTTTTAGATACTAAGCCCGCTAACTCTTCTAGTGCTCTAGCTCTAGCCTGCTTGACTCTATCAGGATTCTGTGGTGCCCATACATTACATATGTGATATATAGTAGAATAACCTAAATTAGTTTTATCTGCTATTTCATTGTAAGTAAGTCCCATTGATTTCAACTGAACACAGGTTTCTTTTACTGAATTCAATATTCGTCTTTTATTTTTATCTTTTGGTCTGCGAGATCTATGTCTATATTTGCTCATTCCCTTTTTACCTCCTTTTTTATTTAAAGGGAAATATTTCCTTTTTTTATAAATTAGATATAATGAAAAGTAAATTAATTTAATAAATCAAAAATCAAATAGTTAATAGATTAGTTATCTAACCCTCTATACTATAAGTATACACCCGATTTTCCAGTTTGTCAACACTTTTTTTCGGCCAGCTGTGTAAGTTATTTGTTTCCAGGAAAAGAAAGTTTCTTCAGGCCCACATTTTTAGGGGCAAAAACCCTGCGGAAAAGCTGTGTATTAGATAACACCCTTGTAAGCTGTTATTTCTCGACGAAACATCAAAAAATAGTACCTGCTTTTGGATTATGTTAAGTGGCGAGTAGCGTTTCCGAAACGGCATGCGCCATAGGAGGTTAGCCTATACATGCAACATTTTCGTTGAACTGTACCTACAGGTACTATTTTTATGCAACACTTT